AGAGGCGGTTGAGGACAACCTGTACGACAGCCTGTCTGCTCGTTACACCAAAGCTCTGGCCCGTGCGATGTCCTACACCAAGCAGGTCAAAGCTGCAGCCGTCATCAACAACGGCTTCAACGGCTCGTACCTCGGCGGTGACGGCGTTACCTTGTTCGGCAACAACAGCTCCAGCACTCGTGTTGGCCACCCGCTTGTTGGCGGTGGCGTCAACTTCAACAGCCCGACCACTGGTGTTGATTTGAACGAGACCGCTCTGGAAAACGCTGTGATTCAAATCGCTGCGTGGACCGATGAGCGTGGCCTGCTGATTGCAGCCAAGCCTCGCAAGATGGTGATCCCCCCGAGCCTGATGTTCGTTGCCAAGCGCCTGCTTGACACTGAGCTGCGGGTCTCGACTGCGGATAACGACATCAACGCGATCAAGCAGATGGGCGCAATCCCCGAGGGCTACACCGTCAACCACTTCTTGACCGATCCAAACGCATGGTTCTTGACCACCGATGTTCCGAACGGTATGAAGCATTTCGAGCGTATGCCCCTGGCAAACTCGATGGATGGAGACTTCGATACCGGCAACGTCCGGTACAAGGCCCGTGAGCGTTACAGCTTCGGCTGGTCTGACCCTCTGGGTATGTGGGGTTCGTCGGGTTCGTCCTGATTTTGTAGGGTAAACCCTAGTAAAAACGGCCCTTCGGGGCCGTTTTTCTTTGCCTGCTTATGGGGTACCAAATTTCCTGTAACTAAGTCTCGCTTACCTGTGTCGTAACGCATAAAGGCACTTGCATTCCCGCCAAAGCCATGATACAAAGGAGCCATCCCGGGGTCCCCGGCGTTTCTGACAGTCCCGGCTGACGACATGCAGACAGAGCGCCAACAGTTAACTCGCATGTGAGGAAATCATGGCACGCACTACCTTCTCTGGCCCGGTAAAGTCTGACAACGGTTTTGAGGGCGCAATTGTCGGCAACGTTGTTGGCAACGTCACCGGCAACGTCACTGGCACCGTCACCGGGACCATCATTCTCCCAACTGCAACTGCCGCAGCTCTGGGCGCCATCGCAAACGCTATCAACACCACGGGCAAAGTGACCGGCAAGACGGTTGTGGACATTGCCACTGGCGTGATCTACACCGCTTCGGGGGCTACGGCAGCATCTGTTTGGTACGGGTCCAACGCCACCACCGTCACCCCCGCTTAATAGGAGCGCATCATGACGATGCAAACAGACGTTCTATCCGCTCATATAGAAGCTACGGGCACAATAGTGTCTGGGCGTTTCCGGTTGAAGGGGTATCAGTGCATATCGGGCGGAACGGCGGGCGATATTATTTTCAGGGATGGGGGAGCTTCTGGCACTATCCGTCTGCGATTTAATATTGGTACAGGTACGCAACCAATTGCACTACCCATTCCGGGGCAGGGGATTTTGTTTACGACGGATATACACGTCACTGTACCCGGCACGGCACCCAATGCAGCTAAAGTAACGGTGTTCTATGGCTAAGACCGCAGCATGGACTCGCAAGGAAGGCAAGAACCCCAAGGGCGGACTCAACGCCAAGGGGCGAGCCTCCTACAACAAGGCCAACCCAGGCAAGCCTGGGCTCAAGCCGCCAGCCCCTCACCCCAAGACAGAAAAAGACAAAGGACGCCGTGCTTCCTTTTGCGCAAGAATGTCCGGGATGCCGGGGCCGATGAAAGACGAAAAAGGGAAGCCAACCCGCAAGGCGTTGTCTCTTAAAGCATGGAACTGCTGACATGAGCCAGAATCACGACACCGTTAAGAACGCACTGGACATTGTTTCGGTGGTTGCCACCATTGGCTCGTTCTTGCAGCTTTTCACGCCTGTATTTGGTCTGATCGGTGCGATCTGGACACTAATGCGCATCGCTGAGATGGTCTCGGGCAAGACGTTTGCGGAGCTGATCCGCAGAAAGAAAGCTGACGATGCCAAGCAAGAGTAAGGCACAACACAACTTGATGGCGATGGTGGCCAACAACCCCGCCGCTGCCAAGCGAGTAGGAGTTCCGCAGTCTGTCGGCAAGGAGTTCATGAAGGCAGACAAGGGCAAGCGGTTTGGGTCTGGGAGCCGTGCAGATGCGCAGGCAATCAACAAGCCCAAAACCAATCAAGGCAAGCAAGAGTTTTTTTCAAAAGGTGGTGACACTATGGCTTCCAAAATGAACCCCGGTTTTATGGCAATGATGGCCAAGAAAAAAGGCGCACCTGCCAAGAAGATGGCCAATGGTGGTATCACCACGGCCAAAATGGGCTCGGTTCGTACCGCAGCGCCCAGCAAAGACGGTCTGGCAACCAAGGGCAAGACCAAAGGCACGATGGTCAAGATGTCCGGCAGCAAACCGCTGGGCATGAAAATGGGTGGTCGCACCTGCTGATAGGAGCCCATCATGGCAAAACGTAGTCGGGGGCGTGATCTCGCGGCTTTGGCTGCTCTTGGTGCGCTTGTGTCTAGTGGGGTCGTGGATTTGTCGCCACTACCAAGCTACCCGCTTAGCGACCCAAACAGCGAAAAAGATTTTTCTCGGCGGTTGGCAAGAAAACCCCTTGTTACGGACGAGGAACAGGCGGAGATGTTCAAAGGCATTCCCGGGGTGCGCAGCGAAACCGGAGTGCCTGTTCGTTCGGGTGCCGGGCTGCTGCAAACGCAAACCCGCAAAAAAGGCGGCGCCGTCAAGGGTTGGGGTAAAGCTCGCGGCGCTCGTGCCGCCAAGGTGTACTGACATGAGACCGAGTCGTGGCATGGGCGCCATCATGCCCTCCAAGATGCCCGGTGGGGTCAAGAAGCCCCGCCGTGACGACACGGACTTCACGCAGTACGCCGAGGGCGGCAAGGTCAACGCGGCGGGCAACTACACCAAGCCGGAGCTGCGCAAGCGCATCGTGAGCCAAGTCAAGGCGGCAGCAACGCACGGCACTGGAGCAGGCCAATGGTCGGCCAGAAAAAGCCAATTGGTAGCAAAAAAGTATAAAGCAGCAGGCGGTGGCTATCGTGACTGAGGCTGCAAAAACTTGTACAGATTGCGGCGAGACAAAGCCGTTATCCGCGTTTCGCAGTCGCGGCGGTCACATGGCGCACCTGTACAAGAGCCACTGCAACACCTGCCTTTATAAACGGCATAAAGACTGGGCAGAGAACAACCAACATAGGGTGGCTGAGTACCGAGAAAAAGACCCTTGGACGCTAGCAAAACGGTGTTCAAGGCGCGGTATTACACCCGAGCAGCTTGTAGATCGGTATGAGCGGCAAGAGGGTTGCTGTGCAATTTGTAAAACGCAGGTGACGTTGATAGACAGCGCAATTGATCACAACCACGATACCGGAGAATTTCGCGGTGTTTTGTGTAGGCAGTGCAATCGTGCGTTGGGAATGTTTAAAGACAGTCCAGCAGTCCTACGCAACGCCGTAGAATACCTTGAGGCTTTTGGGAGCTACGGTGATGGCACTTAAGCCCCCGCAGCAGTCGCTCAAGGACTGGGGTGCGCAAAAGTGGCGCACCAAGTCCGGCAAACCGTCGTCCAAGACGGGGGAGCGATACCTGCCTGAGAATGCGATCAAGGCGCTCAGCCCCGCTGAGTACGCCGCTACGACCCGTGCCAAGCGGGCAGGCAAGAAGGCTGGGAAACAGTTTGTGAAGCAGCCGCCCAAAGTGGCGGCGAAGACAGCAAGGTATCGGTGATGGCCACTACATCCGGCGCAAGCAGTTTCAACCTCGATCTGACTGAGATCGTCGAGGAGGCGTTTGAGCGCGTGGGCTCGGAGATGCGTACGGGCTACGATCTTAAGACAGCCCGTCGTTCCATGAACCTGCTGTTTGCCGATTGGGCCAACCGTGGCGTCAACATGTGGACGTTTGAGCAGGGCACCATCCCGCTTGTCCAGGGCATCAACACCTATGCGCTGCCAAACGACACCGTGGACCTGCTCGATCATGTGATCCGCACGCAGCCCAACCAGCAGTCCAATCAGGCCGACCTGACCATCACGCGCATCAGCGTCTCCACCTACGCGACGATCCCAAACAAGCTGACGCAGGCACGACCAATCCAGCTCTGGGTGCAGCGGCTGGACGGGCAAGTCTCTCCCACGGGGTTCACATACCAGAGCGCGGACACGGGGGCCCAGACCCTGACGCTTTCGTCCACGGCCAACCTGCCCACGCTGGGCTTCCTCAACATCGGCACCGAGACGATCTACTACGGCTGGATCAACAGCAGCACGCAGCTTGGTGGCGTCTTTCGGGCCCAGAACGGCACGAGTCAGACAACTCCTACGGTGGGCACCCCGGCGTACCTCAACAACACCCCGCGTATCACGGTCTGGCCAACGCCAGATCAAGGTACTGTGGGCAACCCCACGTACCAGTTTGTGTACTGGCGCATGCGCCGGGTGCAGGACGCTGGGGGCGGCGTCAACGTGATGGATGTGCCGTTCAGGTTCATCCCCTGCATGGTTGCAGGGCTGTCGTACTACATGGCGCTCAAGGTGCCCGGTGCGATGGACCGACTGTCGATCCTCAAACAGCAGTATGACGAGGCGTGGGACTTGGCGTCGCAGGAAGACCATGAGAAAGCGGCTGTTCGGTTTGTGCCGCGCAGGCAGTACATCGCTGGGGCGTTCTGATGCCCAATCGTTTTTCGTCCGGCAAGTTTGCGATTGCGCAGTGTGATCGCTGCGGCTTTCGCTTCAAGCTCAAGGAGCTGAAGACGTACACGCTCAAGACTAAGCAGGTCAACATGCTGGTGTGCTCAGCCTGTTTTGACCCCGACCACCCGCAGCTTCAATTGGGTATGTACCCTGTGGAAGACCCGCAGGCGGTGCGCAACCCGAGGCCAGACACCACATATCGGTTGGGCGGCAACAGCGGTCTGCAAATTTCCAACATCAGCGGCACGGACCCAGATGAGGACGGTACAGCCACGGGCGGCAGTCGGATTTTTCAGTGGGGGTGGAACCCGGTGGGCGGATCAAGCTTCTTTGATGCGGCGCTGACACCAAACAACTTGGTTCTTACCGTGAATCTTGGTACAGTTACAGTTGCAACGACATAAGGAGTCGATCATGATGGACGCAAAGAAGGCAGTGCATAAACACGAGAAGGCCATGCACCCCGGCAAACCCATGACCAAGATGCGTGCTGGTGGCAAGACCAACAGCGACATGCTCAAGATGGGCCGCAATATGGCCAAGATTGCCAACCAGAAGTCCCCTGGCCGCAAAGGAGCTTGACATGGCTGAGTACAAATCCCCCAAGAAAGCTCCGTCGGTTGTGGTGGGCGAAGAGCCTGCCAAGACGACCATGCGCAAGGCCAACGTGTCTGTGGCCAACATCCGCAGCCAGGACTACCCGCCGATGAAAACCAGCGGTATCAAAATCCGTGGCACGGGCTGCGCCACCAAGGGCGTCATGGCTAGGGGTCCGATGGCATGAACTACGCCGCGTTGTCTGCTGCGATTCAGGATTACACCCAGAACTACGAAGATGAGTTCGTGGCGAATATTCCCGTCTTCGTCAAACAGGCGGAGCAGCGCATCTACAACACGGTTCAGTTTCCGTCCCTAAGAAAGAACGTCACGGGCTCCACGTACATCAGCAACAAGTACCTGTCATGCCCCAATGATTTCCTGTCGGTGTACTCTATGGCTGTGATTGACGCCACGGGGGCGTATGAGTACTTGCTCAACAAGGATGTTAACTTCATCCGACAGGCGTACCCAAACCCGACGGACACGGCCATCCCCAAGTACTACGCGCTGTTTGGCCCGACCACGACATCTGGGATGAACCCACAGATCACCAACGAGCTGTCGTTTATTCTGGGGCCAACTCCTGATGCCATCTACAGCGTCGAGCTTCACTACTATTACTACCCTGAATCGATCACAACGGCTTCCAGCGGGCAAACATGGTTGGGTGACAACTTTGACTCGGTGTTGCTCTATGGCTCTCTGGTTGAGGCGTACACGTTCATGAAGGGCGAGGCCGACATGATGTCTCTGTACGATGGAAAGTACAAAGAAGCCCTCATGCTGGCCAAGCGTCTTGGTGATGGTCTTGAGCGCAGCGATGCATACCGCAGTGGTCAGTACCGCACACCCCCGCTGCCGCAGAATAATGGGGTGGCATGATGGCGCTCACTGGCAACTATTCCTGCAACACGCTGCGGTCGGGGCTTGCCAACGGCACGATCAACTTTGCCACCGACACGTTCTATCTGGCGCTGTACACCAACTCCGCCACGCTGGATCAGACCACCACGGCATACACAACGATTGGTGAAGCCTCTGGTGGCAATTACGTTGCTGGGGGTCAGGTGGTGACCGCCACTATCGCAAGCCAGGACACAGCCAGCGGCAGCATCACCTACGTCAATTTTTCGTCCCCAGCATGGACGGGTTCTATCACCGCTCGTGGCGCTTTGATCTACACTCCCGGCGACAATGGTGCGGTGTGTGTTCTTGACTTTGGCTCAGACAAAACGTCTATCGTTTCTTTCACCGTACAGATGCCTGCCAACACCAGCACATCTGCGCTCATCCGACTTGTTTAAGGAGTATCCCATGTCGAACGAAATCGTAAAATCTGTTGATACCATGAGCGCCGGTCTGGTGGCTGGCACCCGTTCTGGCGAAGAGATGATGGCTCTGGGCCGCTTCAAAGTTCAGTGCTTTGACAAAGACGGCAACCTCAAGTGGGAAGATGAAAACCACAACCTCGTGGTAAACGTGGGCCTGCAATACATGTGCGGCACGGCCCTGACCAGCGTGGCTCAGATCACGACTTGGTACATCGGTCTGTATGGCGCTGGCGCATCCAACACCCCCGCTGCTGGTGACACGATGGCTTCCCACGCCGGATGGACTGAAGTTGTCCCGTACAGCAACGCCAACCGCCCGACCTGCACCTTTGCAACCGCAACGACGGCCAACCCGTCTGTGGCCACCAACTCCGCTTCTGTCGCGGTGTTTAACATCAATGCCACCCAAACTGTGGGCGGTGCGTTCTTGACCAGCGACAACACCAAGAGCGGCTCGACTGGTACGCTGTTCTCCGCAGCGGATTTCTCCGCCCCCGGTGACCGGGCCGTCACATCGGGCGACACACTCAATGTAACGTACACCCTGTCGTTGGCAGGTTAAAGGGGGCGTCGATGATCAAGATCGACTTTGAATTCCAAACCCCCCACGGTAAGTTTGCTGATGCTTTGCATTTGCCTGATGATCACGCCTTTACGGATGTTGAGATTGAGGCGATGAAGCAGCAGCGTGTGGACAACTGGATTGCCATCGTCACTGCCCCGCCTGTTGAAACTCCCCAGGAGTAAACATGGCTGCAAGGTTCTGGGTTGGTGGTACGGGCACTTGGGACTCGACCACCACAGCTAACTGGTCTGCAACATCTGGCGGGGCTGGTGGGGCGTCTGTTCCCGGCGCTGCTGACGATGTAACCATCAACACTGCTTCGATTACCGTAACAACAAATTACAACGTATCTGTAATTTCGGTCACGATTAACGCTTCCGCTGCGACATTAAGTCTTGGCGGTACGTTGACTTGCTCTGGTGCTATCACCCTTACCCAAGGAACCTTCACCACCAACAACTACAACGTCACTGCAACACAACTGTCGTCCAACAACGGCAATACCCGAACGATCAATCTGGGTAGCAGTACGGTGACGTTGAGTGCAACATCAGGGACAATTAACTTTAACAATAATGCTGGACTTGCGTTTAACGCGGGTACATCCACTATTGCTTGTAGTGGGGCGGGATCAAATATAACCACCGGGTCAACCGGAGGTAGCGGTAGTGGCGTAACTTTTTACAATGTTTCTTATACCTCCACTTCAGTATCTACACACGCTTTACTTTCAATCAACACTTTCAACAATTTAGCTGTAGCTGCCCCTGCATCTGCTGGCGTAACTCAAGTCACTTTTGACTCTCGCCAAACAATAAACGGCACACTGTCCACTACAGGCACCGCAGGCAACCGCCGTGTCTGGTTCCGTGGAGCAACCTACGGTCTCGCCCAAACCCTCACCATCAACAGCGCACCAAGCCTGACTGATGCTGACTTCCGTGACATCTACGTCATTGGCACTGCTGCACCGATCAGCGGCACTCGCATTGGTGACTTGCGTGGCATCAGGGGGATCACTGCGTCTACGCCAAAGACGGTGTATTGGAACTTGGCTGCTGGTGGCAACTGGTCTGCTAACGCTTGGGCTGCTACCTCTGGTGGCGGTGTCAGCACAGACAACTTCCCACTGGCACAGGACACTGCTGTTATTGAGAATACTGGGTTGAATACGTCTACTTCTGTGGTCTTTGACGCAACCTCACCGTATATTGGCTCTATTGATATGTCATCGAGGACAAACGCGATGACCATCACCAACGGAACGTCCGCTGTTTCTGTATACGGAAATTGGACAAATGGCTCTGGAGTCACGGTATCAGGTTCTGCTGCGTTTACTTTTTCCGGAAGAAACGCGCAAACAATTACTAGCGCAGGCAAGTCGTTCACTAATCCAATCACCATCGACTCCTACGGCGGCACAGTTGAGCTTGCTGATGCGCTGAACATTGGCAGTAACAGCCTCACCGTCACCAACGGCACGTTTGACACCAAGAACTACAACGTCACTGCTGGCACTTTGTCATCCAGCAACAGCAACGTCAGAACGATTACGCTTGGGTCGAGTACGGTTACTTTGAGTGCTGGTGGGGCCATCACATTTTCAACGTCCACCAACCTGACGTTTAACGCGGGCACATCGCAGATTAACCTTACAAATAATTACCCTGTTATATTGGGGGGTTCTGGTGTTGCTTTTTATGATCTGTCAGCTACTACCTCAGGATCAACACACACACTGTCAATACAGGGGTCAAACACGTTCCGCAATTTATCAAGAACTGCACCAGCCTCTGCTGGTTACACCGCCTTATATTTAAACAACAATCAAGTAATAACAGGAACATTAACTGTATCTGGAGCTACTGCCGTAAGGCGTGTTTTTGTTTTTTCTTCTGACACTTCTAATAATGCGATTGTGGGAACTACCCGCACACTGACCGTTAACAGCCTGTCAGCCACTGATTGCGACTTCCGTGACATCACAATAGCTGGCACTGCTGCTGGCTCATCGCCTACCCGTGCTGGTGACTGCGGTGGCAATACAGGCATCACGTTCCCTGCACCCAAGACGGTGTATTGGAACCTTGCTGGCGCTCAGAACTGGAGTGCTACGGCATGGGCACCGGGGTCTGGTGGTACACCTAACATCAACAACTTCCCACTGGCCCAAGACACTGCGGTGTTTGACAACGCTGGCAGCGTGACGGGTACGATTTCAATTGATGCCTCATGGAACATTGGTACGTTTGACGCCTCCAACAGAACTAGCGCAATGACGCTATCCGCCACTGGAAGCAATCCTTTTGTTTATTTGGATTGGAAATTTGGAACCGGCGTAACAACGAGTTCAACAACCGGAACTATTTTCTTTGGAAAACGTGGGACGCAGACAATCACCAGCAATGGCGTTTCTTTTGGGTGCAACATTACGGTTGACTCTGCGACAGGCACAGTCCAACTTGCTGACGCCCTGACGCTTGGCTCCGCACGAACCCTAACCCTGACCAGCGGCACGTTTGATGCTGTGACGTACAACGTGACAACGGGGACATTTAGAACAGATGTCACCACGTTTTCAAGAACTTTGAAAATGGGTTCTGGTACTTGGACTATTTCTGGTACTGGTTCTTTAGCGTGGCTTATTGCCTCTAGCAATTTTATTTTGTACAAGGGCACTGCAAACATTTTATTTTCTGATACCAGTACTACCGCTAGAAGTTTTAACGGTGCCGGTCTTTCATACAACAAACTGACAATTGGTGGGGCTACAGGAACATCCACGTTTACGATTGCTGGTGACAACCAGTTCACCGAACTTGCATCTACCAAGACCGTAGCGCACACAATTGCCCTTGGCACTACCACACAGACCTTTGGCGCTTGGACGGTCACAGGTACGGTGGGTAACGTGGTCACAGTCACGGGTACTGCTGCTTTGACGATTGCTGGTGCAGCGGTGTCAGGCGTGGACTACCTTGCCCTTGGCACAACCACAGTCAGCGCAACAAGCCCCGGTGAGTTTTATGCTGGTGCAAACAGCACGGCCACTGGTGTTGCTGCTCCTTTGTACTTGACCGCCAAGCCTGCTGACAGCACCCGATACTGGGTTGGTGGCACAGGCAACTGGAGCGACACGGCCCGTTGGTCTACATCTTCTGGTGGTGGCTCTGGAGCCTCTGTGCCCCGCAGCCATGACGATGTGGTGTTTGACTCACTGTCCAACGCCACTGCATACACGGCCACGGTAAATGCCGTCACTGGAGGGATTCGTTGCAAGGCGCTGACGATTGCTGGCCCTTTGACGGGCAACCTGACGCTGGCTGGATCGACTGCAATTGTTGGTATTCACGGCAACGTGACGCTGCCTGCAACGGGCCTGACGAGGACTTACAGCGGTGCAATCACGCTGTCTGGCTCCAGCACAGGCAGGACGCTGACGACCAACGGTGTGACGTTGGCTTCTGCAATTACGGTTAATGGGGTTGGGTGTGAATGGGCGTTAGGTAGCGCTTTAAATAACGGAACATCAAATATTACGGTAACAAACGGAAACTTGTTATTGAGCAATTACAACTTAACAGCGGGTGCTATTTCAAGTAATAATCCAAATTCAAGAACTATTAATTTTGGCTCAGGGACAATTTCATTGTCAGGCAGCGGACAGATATCATTTGGAACAACAGAAACAAACGCAGCAAACTTAACCGTTACGGCTTCAACCTCTCAAATAAATTTATCGTCAGTTGGCGGGACGTTCCAAGGAAATGGGAAAACGTTTTATAACGTAGCATTTACAGATAACAATGCGTTCTTGCAAGGTATAGACGGAGCCAACACCTTCAACAACCTGACGGTCACTGGCATCACATCGGCTGGCCTGAAGAACGTATCTTTTACAGCCAACCAAACCATAAATGGCACTCTGACGCTCTCCGCTGGAACCAACGCAACGATGCGGCATTTCGTCCGCTCAGACACCATTGGCACAACACGCACATTGACCTGCGCTGCTTTCTCAGGAACAGATGCAGACTTCCGTGACATCACAATCGCAGGCGCTGCTGCTCCTGTTAGCGGTACTCGCTTGGGCGACTGCAAGGGCAACAGCGGGATTACTTTCCCTGCGGCTAAAACGGCGTACAGATTTGGCACTTCTACGTCTTACGCTGGATCAAACTCATGGTCTTTGACGGCAGGCGGTGCAGGCTCTAACGACAATTTTCCTCTCGCTCAAGACACCGTTGTATTTATTGTTTCTCCGAGTGTTTTCCCTGCTTCTGGCGGGACAGTTACTGTTGATGCCGCCTACAACATCGGCACGATTGATATGTCTGCCCGTACCAGCAACACCATGACGCTGGCAACAAGCACGAACGCACCCGCAATCTACGGAAACTGGATCAACGGCACTGGCACTACGCTGACGGGTACGGGTACGCTGACCTTTGCAGGGCGTGGCAGCCAGACGATTACAAGTGCTGGCAAGACCTTTACTCAGTTGTTTGTTTTTAACTCACCAAGCGGTTCGGTGACGTTGCAAGATGCGTTTGTTTATAGCTCGGCTTCCATAACTCTTACTGCTGGAACATTTGACGCAAATATCTATAACGTGACAAGCAGCGCAACCGGGTCGGGTAATGGCGTTAACGTAACTGGGGCGTTAACAAGAACTATGGCTTTGGGTTCTGGAACGTGGTCTATTGCTGGCTCTGGAACTGCTTGGCAGTTATCGGGATCAAATGCCACAGTCACAGGCACAGGCACTATTACCATGACAAGCGCATCTGCCAAGACATTTGCTGGCGGCGGCATTTCATACTCAGGCATAACCCTTGACCAAGGCGGTGCTGGTGCGCTGACCATCACAGGCAACAACACCTTTGCCAACATCACCAACACCTACAGCGCAACGGGTGCAACGAACATCACCATTGGCACGACAACGCAGCGTGTAACGCAATGGA